CTGCCGTGTGGCCCACACACACGGCAGCCGCCCGCGCCCTCTTGTCGGCGTGCCGAGCCCCAATGGCGGGGCGCGGGTGCGGCACGCCGGCATAACCGTCGCGGGGTTACCGGCCTCGCCTGGCCGGCCGCCCCGTCCCACCCGCCTTGCCTCTGGCGGGGACCCTAGCTTCGGCTCTCGCCGTTGCTTGCACTGCAGCGGGACATTTCGCTGCAGGAGTCACAAAATCGCCAAACGTCAGCATGTCATCAATCGTAGCCCCTGGGGGCAGCATGACGGCGCCGTCCACCATCACCGGCAACTTGGCGATGGGGACTGATGGTTGGGCGCACAATGGTGGCGACAAAATTGTCCGCTGATCGGCTTTATCGAGCCACAGCTTAAACCCGTCAAGGTCAAAGGTGGGGAGCTGTTCTTCAAGCAGGTCATACATCCAATGGTCGCGCTCGTTTGGGTACTGCTCATCAGCGGCAGCCAAACTATTCCAAGGGCGCAGCCCAAAGTCCGTAGTTGCAACTCCACCACACAATTCGACGACCTTCGTTGCAAGGTCGCCGACAACGGGCGTGTGTCTGTCGGATAGGTAAAACCCCGACATTTTCTCGTGTAGCTTCATAAGCGGTGTGACTGTACGCGGCAACGCAGGCGTAGCATGGATCTTTGAGAGCTGGCGTTTCAAATCGCAACAGCTATTCTCGTCGCCGAACCACACGTAAGGTCCATAATGCCGCGAGAGGAACACCACCCCTCTCGCGCCACGAAGTACGGGTTCGGCCTTCAGTTCAAGTCCCCATGCAGCCGCAGTTGCCATATATAATTCCGGGTCAACATCGGCGGTTAATCCATCATCGCCTGAGTAGAGCCCGAGGCGCGCGTAAGCCTCTTCCGGTGTAAAAACGTCTCCGGTCTCCGGGTTGACCATAGCCCGCAGCGTCGCGTACGCCACGAAGCCATTCCCCATGCCATTGAACAATGCCGTCGCGGGTGACCCTGAAGCTCGCTTATATCCTTGCTGATACTTGGTCCGATGGCGGCCTCTGCCTTTCTGCTTATAGTCGCCACGGTGCGCATCAAGCACACTCTCAATCACTTCGGGGCAAAACGCCTCGCTGAGCGCGGCCGTCTCCAGCTCGCGCATCAGCTGATTGATCGTTCCGTCGTATTTGGAATAATCGGTCTTCATGACCCACCGCTTCGACTTCCCGGCCAGTTCGGCGACTTTCCGAGCGATCTTCTTCGGAGTCCAACCGACAGCATACCACTTGCAGTGCTGCTTCACAAGCCCTGCTAGGGCATACACCACCTGGCTAAACCTCAGTTTTTGGGCTGGGGGGAACGTTTGTATCGGACGCGGCGGTTTGACGTCCTGATACGCCTCCCTCTTCATGAACATCTTGACCCCTGCTGACTGGGTGGCTTCTGTCAGCACAGCCTCCTCCAAAATGTGGCGTTGCGAGGGCTTGGCCTGACGCTCGAACACCTCGTCGACCTCAACTGGAGTGAGCGTCTGTCGCAGGTGGGTCGGCACAACCAATTGCACAAACTCGCGGATCAACGTCTGCGTGTCGGCGGTCGCGGCAACATCTCGCCCGACCTTGGTCATACGCTCTGCGATACATACCTTCTCACTCACCTCGTTGTCCACAGGCGCATAACACTCGTGGATAATCGGCGACATGAACGGAACCATCATTGGCTTTGCCTCCTCATCAAGCTCACGGGAGAACTGGTAGGCCCGGACGCCCACGCTCACGGGGTACACTGTAGGTCCGGCGACTGGGTTCTTCGCCCGGTGGTAGTCAACCAGGACAGCCGCGGCGCCTGAATCATTGCCCACCGCATGCGCCACGGTAGGTATGGTAATTGGAACAGCGCCTGTTCGTGCCTTCACGGCTACAGTGTCGTCAACCGATGCCCGCACGCACGCCTGCACGTACGCGCCGACACACCCGGTGCTTCGATACAACCCATCGGCCGCCATGATATCAATCCGAACGTGCTTCCCAACGACTGGATTGAGTCTCGACAACCTGGGGGCCTCGAGCCACCACGTAAACCACGCCGAAAGTGGTCCCCACGTCCGTATAGGCGTCAACAGCACCATAAAATGGTCCGGTGACACACGTCGGCGATCAACAAGGTACGCGGCGGCTCTCCACGGGAACCAGCACGCCCGCTCAACAGCTAGCAGCGTGTCGGCCTCGTAAGACCAAAGCAAATGCGTGTACGACGCCCCACCACTCACGGTGTACTTCACCTCCCCCGTCTCTAAAAACGTATAAGCGTACTCGCCAGCATCACGGCCGGCCTGCTCTGGGACAAACGTGTAGAGAAGGTGGGGGTTATTTCCCCGCGACAACATGTGGGGCATGTCCAAATAGTAGTCCGTATCAATGATCGAGACCATTGTGTGCTCGCCGACAGCATCCAGTCTAGGCTGAGCAACTAGGTCCTTCGCCCAATGATACGTGCGATCCCCCTTCAGGCCCTCACGCTGGTTCGCCGCCGACATTTGCACAAAGTGCGGCTCCATGCCTGTCAGCGACCCCAAGTGCACAGCGAAAGCCACGGCCTCGTTCCGTGAGGCGGCGCTCCGGCCATGGGTGTGGTTAGTCTTCGCCACAAACTCGGCCATCGCCATCTCCTGGAACACTTGCCGGACAATCCTGGAACCGCGTACGGGGCTCCTTCCGGACCAGGCCAAAACGACAGAGGCGGCGTATCGTACTGACCGGCGCAAGCGGGCGACCACCAAACTCCCAGCACACGCCAGCACAGCACACGCTACCATCGCCAGCACGACATATGCGACGACTTCTGCCACAGTGACCATTGGATCGACTCCCAATTATCGATTGGTTTTCG